TTATCCCACGACTTCTGTAATGGGCGTGCCGAGAGTGGTGAAGCCGTTCAGGACGGCAACACGAACTTGGAACTCCGCGACCTGACGGTCGAAGTCCCGCGCCATAAGGCGCTGACCCAGCAGTTTGACACAGTGCATCTTTGTTTCGACGCGGCTTCGGCGGTGATAGCCGCTCCATCGTCGCCATATCGTCCGGCCGAAGCGTTTCGAGGCGCGGAGGGCCTCGTTCCGCGCGATCGCGCCAGGAGTGTCGGGTTTCCATGGCTTGGCGTTCTTGCGCGGCGGAATGATCGCGGCTGCACCGCGGGCGGCTATTGCCTCATGGCACTTGCGGGTGTCGAAGGCCCCATCAGCAGTGACGCTGCCGATCTCCTGATCTGGTGGGATCTGGTCCAGAAGCTCGGGCAGCATGGGCGCATCGCCCACGTCGCTGGTGGTGAACTCGGCCGCGCGAATTTCCAGTGTTTTCTCGTCAATACCGATATGGATCTTGCGCCAGACCCGGCGCTTCGTGCCCCCGTGCTTGCGCGCATTCCACTCCCCTTGGCCCTCGACCTTGCTGCCTGTGCTGTCGATCAGCAGGTGCAACGGGCCGCCTGATCCACGGTAGGGGATGTTGACCTTCAAGGTCTTCTGGCGACGGCTCAGGGTGCTGAAGTTTGGCACCGCCCAATCCAAGTCGATCAGGTGCAGGAGGCTCTCGACAAACCCCGTCGTCTGCCGCAGCGCCATGCCGAACAGTACTTTCATCGTCAGACATGTCTGGATCGCAGCGTCACTGTAGTCGGGCTGTCGGCCACGTTTTCCGGTCGGCGCAGCCTCCCAGGTCATGGTGGGATCGAACCAAATCGTCAGCGAGCCACGACGCTTGAGCGCTTCGTTATAGGCGGACCAGTTCCTGGTCTTGTAGGCGAGGGGTGTCGGTTTACTCATACCACACAGCTACCATGCTGGATTCACAAGATGAATCCCTCATGAGATTTGTGCAACAGAGCCGTGTCGAACCACACAGTGTTTCAAAGAGAATGGTAGGCCCGGCAGGACGACCCAACCATAGCAGTTTCAATCACTTAGTAATGGCTAACCCTTGCTATAGCGCCTTTGATAACACTTATGTTATTGTTGCCGTGGCTAACCTGCAAGGAGCATCAAATGACCCCGAAGAAAGTACATATGACAAACAAGAACATCTTTGACTTCACCGACGTTTCTGATCTTCCAGCCGAACTTCAAAAGAACCTTGGAGCAGGCGGCGGCGACCGCAGTGCCGCAGCGCGTAACTGGGCTGATGTAGTGGTTGCGGGCAAGGAAGCGGGATACGCTGAACTGAACATCAATCAGATCATGGCCGCTGCGAAGCGTATGGACATGGAAATCAAGTCTGTCCAGACTGTCCGGGCGTACCTGAACCGTGCTGTTGAACTCGGCTATATCACCAAGCCAAGCAAGCAGGCATATGCTGTTGGCAAGAAGACGGTCCGCGCTGAAAGCACTGGATTGGAAGACGCGGTTGTGACCGCAGAGGTGGATCAGGCCACAGAGGCGCAAGTCCCTGTGTCTGCCGAACCCTTCGATCCTCTCGCGGGGCTGTAAAGCACCCCAAAGACTTGTTGTTACGGACACAGGGTCGGGCATTAGTGCTCGGCCCTTTTTATTGGAGGCTACATGGCCCAAGATACCGCGCGTATCATCACTGAGGTTTACTGCGCCCATGATGAGGAAGACACACTTACAATCACGGAACACACCACAGAGTACAACAACGGACTGCGGTGCGTCGAGTACGCGGTTACGGTAGCCCAGTGGGACGGCGACAGCACCGTTATGCTCACTGAGGCAGACCTGCGACGATTGCAGAAATCTATCAAGAAGGCCCGTGCGGCGGAACGGTACGAGGCGACACTGTGGGTTGCAAATATAGGCCGGGAGGCAGCAGCATGAACAATACACCCGGCTACGACCGCTTGCGGCTTATGATTACGGCGGCGGAGTTCACATCAAGAGTGGTCTACCGCAGATGGAGCGACGTCCTTGCCAAGTTTGGTATGACTGTAGAGTACCACAACGACAACGTGGCTGTGATCTACTGCACCGACACTCGCGCCAAGCACCCTGCCTGCATCACGCTGTCTACTTCAACGCTGGGCGGTTCCGCATCAGCACAGATGACATGCCACTACGGCGACACACTTGTGCAGCTTTTTGAACAGGGGGCAGATGACAGTGAAGAACTGGCAACAATCAGCCCTGAATATGCGAATAGGGTCCAAACAAAAGGTCGAGTGTTGCGCGTCTGATCGCAGCGCCACGATAAGCAACGGGCACAACGGCGTAAGCCTTTATTGCCACAGGTGCGGGGCGAATGAGTTTCAACCACACGGGGAGCGCAGCATAGCTGAAATCCTTGCCGCAAGGCAGGCAGAAGACGTGTTGTCGTCCCAGACCCTACCCCACATGCCCCCAGATGCCGTACCGCTTCCAGCAGGCCCGTTGGAGGCGTGGCAGTGGGTGCTCAAAGGCGGGCTATCCCCAGAAGACGCCACAGGCACCTACGGGATGCACTGGCATGAAAAGACGCGGCGTGTGCTGATCCCGATCTATGGCCCCACGGGCGGTATGGTCGGGCTGCTAGGGCGCGCTGTTTTCAAGGAGAGGCCGAAGTACCGCATGATGTCTGGCAACGCAGATACAATCTTCCGTGCACCACACCGGGATAGCCCGGTAGTTGTGGTTGTGGAGGACGTGCTGTCGGCCATCGCTGTTCACCGGGCAGGCGTCAACGCGGTAGCTGTGCTTGGTACAGCTATCACACCAGAGCACGCCGCCCAAATCACGCAGTCATCCGGCGAAGTCGTTGGGTGGTTCGACGCCGACGGTGCTGGCGATAAAGCATGGACCCGGCTCAGGGGCAGGATGGGGTTGTACCCTGTTGTGCTCACCCGCGTTCAAACCGCCAAAGACCCGAAGGCGCTGCACAGGCAGCAGATACGGGAGGCAATAACAAACCGCACATAGGAGCCTGAGAATGACTTGCGCCACAACGTATGAACTCGCGCTTATGCTTTGGTCTACAGGTATCAACTACCTGTCGCACCCCGGTATAATCCTTGTCCAGCTAAGTCAGGCCACTCTTGTCTACGAGTGGGTGCCTGAGACTGCGCTGTACTGCGTAGGGAGGGGTATCATGGTATGATCGACCTTCAATTACTACGCATCCTCAAACACAAGTCGGACTACCTGCGGATACGCGGCAGAGTACCGACATCAGCACTCGACCCACAGACCAATGCTATTCTAGCGGACTTCGGCAAATACTTCGATATGTTCCCGGATCAGGAGCGCATCGACCACGCCACGTTCTTGCCTGTGTTCAGATCACGGCACCCGAACCTTACCGCAGAGCAATCCACGGCGTATGACGGCATCCTGTCGAACGTGATGACCAAGGATGTACCCGAAGATGTCAAGAAAGGCATCATGCGGAGTATGCTGGAACTGCGTATGGGAACAGACCTAGCGAACCTGCTGGCTAAGTTTGATGCAGGCGACCTATCGAACATCCAAGGCGAGATCACCCGGCTGGTGGACGGCTTCAAGGCCGACGCTGGTATCCGGGAGATCGACTACATCCGGGACGACATCGGAGACTTGCTGCGAGAGGAAATTGACGACAGCGGCCTGAGTTGGCGGCTGGAATGTCTGAACCAATCGTGCCGGGGCTTGCGCGGCGGTGACTTTGGTATCATCGCGGGGCGACCCGACAAGGGCAAAACCACGTTCATTGCGTCGGAGTTGACGCACCTAGCCGCCCAGCTTCCCACAGGCCAGAACGCTATCTGGCTGAACAACGAGGGACCGGGCAAGCGCATCATCCCCCGGCTGTATCAAGCAGCCCTTGGCGCTACGATGTCAGAACTTATCAAGATGGACGGCGGCGGCAACATCCGTGACGCCTACATCAGCATCATGGGTGCTATCGACCGCATCAGGGTGATCGACGTTCACAACGCAGATTGCTTCACGGTCGAGGGCATCATTGAGAAGCAGGAACCCGGCCTAGTCGTCTACGACATGATCGACAACATCCGGGGCTTTGGTGACTCAGCCCGTACAGACCTTGGCCTAGAGCGTATGTATCAGTGGGGCCGTGAACTCGCTGTGAAGTACGACCATGCAGGGTTGGCGACATCCCAGATCAGCAATGAAGGCGACGGTCTGCAATTCCCTACGCTCGGTATGCTCAAAGACAGCAAAACCGGGAAGCAGGGTGCGTGCGACTTTATGATGATGATCGGGGCCAGCAATGATCCCGGTCTAGCAGGCGTCCGCTACATCGGTATGCCAAAGAACAAGATACGCCGCGAGGGCGCACCACAAGACCCCCGCGCCACCGTCCAGTACAGCCCGCAAAAGGCGCGCTACGAGGACATCCCCTACACAGCCGACACATCAGGAGCATCCGACGAATGAACATCTTTACAGTTCTCTTTCAAGCAGTGGCTAACTCAGAGCCACGCATGATCCAGTTGCGTCACCCTATGGCGAACCAGCCCACAATGAAGCGCCCGTCGGGCAAGCGCGTCCGGGCGTTCAAGCTGTTCAAAGGCCACCGTCCATGAGTGTGTCTGCTGAACAAGTTAAAGACGCCCTAGCGGCCAATGGCGGGGGCAGGGTATCAGCAATGCTATGGCTTCGCAGCCACGGCGAGAAGTTCACCACAGGCGACTTCCTGCGCACAGCCAACGACATCGACGCTGAGTGCCTTGAACCTGTTGCCCTATCCGGCCCCATCATCGGCGGCACACTGGATGCCCCGGACAAGCGGCGCAACATCGCCACAGGCAAGACGTTTGTGTTCACCAGTGCGCAGTCCAACACGCTGTTGAACGAAGACTTCTTCCTTGCGCTAGAGCGATACTGTGCCGCACGGGATGCAGAGTTGCACATCAGCCGCTACACCTACAACAAGGCATCCTACGGCAGCAAGTCGGTTAAGCCCGGATCGCAGAAATCCTCAGACAACGACGACATCTGGTTTGACCCGCGCATCTTGCCGTATGCCTCTGATGTGTCGCTGGAAGTAACGCCTGATCTGATCTGGTGCGGCGAGTTGAATGTGATCCCGACGCGTATCAACCCGCTGTCCAGCTTCAAGAACTACACCCGACAGGCATCAGCCATCATCCCGCACGCAAAGCTGGTCATGGAAAGCGTGCCGACAATGAAGATCGACCCGGCGAAGTTCCTTTACACCACGGGGACGGTCACGGCACGCAACTACATCCAGAAAGCAGCAGGACAGGTGGCAGACTTCCATCATGTGTTCGGTGCGCTGGTGGTTGAAGTGGACGACAACGGGACGTGGTGGGCGCGGCAGTTGAACGCTGATAAATCTGGCGGTTTCTACGACCTCACTTCCTACTGGACACTAAAGGGGGAGCAGGAGAACTGTCGTATGTTCGCCATCACCCACGGCGACATCCACATGGACAAGCTGGACCTGCCCACGGCACACGCGGTCTTTGACCTCGGCGGCATTGTTGACAGGCTCCGGCCCCACGAGCAGCACTTCCACGACACCATCGACTTCACGGCGCGGAACCACCACAACATCAAAGACCCGCACTTCCTGCACAGCATGTACGTCAAGGGTACAGACGAGGTGGAGAGGGAGATCGTGAACGCGGCTACCTTCTTGAATGAAGCAGCGTACCGCGAGTATTCCCGGCACATCATCATTGTGTCAAACCACGATCAGGCCATTGAAGGATGGCTGCGCAACACAACCGCGATGGCAGACCCGATTAACGCCCGGTACTGGCATGAAATGAACGCCTATTGCTTCAAGGCGAGAGAAGCTGGCGACGAACCGCACGCCTTCACCCATGCACTATCGCTGCACTTGTCTGAGGACTTCTTGGATAGCTGCGAGATATTGCAGGAGGATGACAGCTACCGCATCCTCGGTGAGATCGAAGCGGGCCTGCACGGCCACCTCGGCCCGAACGGCGCACGCGGCAACCCCAAGAACCTACGCACAGTTGGTAAGGCGAACACAGCGCACACGCACTCTGCGGGTATCACTGAGGGCGTCTACACTGCTGGCGTCTATGGCAAGCTGGACATGGGCTACAACAAAGGGTTGTCGGGCTGGTCGCACAGCATGATCGGAACGTATGCAAACGCAAAGCGGTGCATCATCACCATTAAGGATGGCAAAGGATGGCGGTAAACATAGAAGGCGCGCCAAGCCAAGAAGCAAAAGCCGATGTAGGCAAAACCGATCCCCTGCTACTTGAGCATGACATGGTACGAGCACTGTCTGTCATAAACCGTGTGCTTGATTACGGTATGCTCAAGTACGAGCGGCGTAGCTGGATGAAGGTTGCGGCAGATCGTTGGAACTCCGCTTGCCGCAGACATCGCCGCAGCCGTGATACCGGGCAGATGTTCGATGACGAGAGCGGCCTGCTGCACATAGCACATGAGGCGGCGGGGCTGATTATACAGCTTGAGTTGTTCATCCAGCAAAACCCGCAGTACGACTACCTGTCGTTCCGGGAGCCGCCACAAGAGCATAAAAGGACATCAAAATGACAGCAAGCATCCCGCTGGCTAAGGGCTTTGATGCGTCAAAGCTGGTATTCCCGGTCGGCCTGAGCGTTAAGCATGACGGTGTTCCTGTACGCATTGACGTTATACCCCATGAGCACGGCATGGAATGGGCAACGCAGTCACGCAGCGGCGAACCCCTGCCAAGCTGTGATGTTGTTGTAGGTGCGTTCCTGCGATCACTGTCAGAGCACGGCATCTCAATTACAGGGCCAACGACCTTTGTGGCAGAGGTTACGCACAAGACCTTCACCGACTTCAAGGATGTCAGTGGGGTGGTGCGCCGCAAGGTGCCACAGGACGACCTTATCCTGAACTTCTTTGACTACAGCAATCACTGTGACGCACCGTGGTTTCTGCGGCAGCGTATCCTGCGCGGTATCCTGCGGACAGTGCAGACGGATACTGCCCGTATGGTACACCAATCGCTGTGCCGCGACGAAGAAGACTTGATGCGTCAACTGGATGTAGCGAGTACCCGGCCAGACGCAGCCAAGATTGAGGGCTACATCGCCCGCAGTGCTTCTGCGCTGTTCAAGCCCGGTACACGGCATTGGGATTACCAGAAGGTTGTGTTCGATCCCACGGTGGACCTGCGCATCAACGGATTTGAAGAAGCTGTCTCTGAGCACGGCGTACCCCTTGGTATGGTCGGTCGTATCCTAGCGGACTTCCACGGCACAGAGATTGGTATCGGGCCGGGGAAGATGTCACACGCTGACCGCAAATATTGGTGGGATGTTTGTGGACCCATTGGGCATATCGACCAGCCACGTATCGCCACGATCAAGTACAAGCGCGACGACAGCTACACAGCGTTGCGACAGCCCACCTTCCAGCATTGGCGGGAGGACAAGATGGAGCCAAGCTATGAGTAAGATACTGGAACTGATCGCGTTCATGGAAGAAGTGGACGACGCTATATACGAACACTATAAACATCACCCCTTCCGCATGAGTTACGTTATCGCTGGCGGGGCGTTACGCGATACTTTGCTAGGTCAACCTGTAAAGGATATTGACGTAGTTGTAGAAAACGCTGCGGGGTGGGGGGTGCCGTGGCCCGACACTACCTCTTACGGACCAACTGGCGGGTTCATTGCTACAGAGGGCGCGTTCACAGTACGGGGCTTGCCGTTGAACCTGATATATCGGGGCGGCGACATAAGCATACAGAGCATGATGGAATACCACTCCATGGCCGTGTCTAATGTGTTCTGGGCAAGGGGTGCTCTTACTATAGACAAGCGGTTCTTACGGGACGCGGCTGACAAGCAGCACACCGTTAATCGTGAACGCTGGGGCGGTGTTGGGGGCGGTGTTGGCAACAGCGTTGACGAACAGATGCTCCAAAAGTACATCGACAAGATAACAGCCAAATACCCGTGGCCGCTGCGGTGAGTATCCTTCCCATGCACAGCAATGGCGTTCCTGCGCCAAACCCTAACCCCGGCGATGTGTACTTAGTCTTCGACAGCGAAACGGAGACACACCAGAGCCACAAGCGCAAGGCCAACCCGTTCCATCCATTGAACTACGTCGTCATGCGTGGCTGGAAGAAGCAGGGCGATACCCGTGCCAGCATGGAGTATTTCAAGGGCAAGACCAAAGACAACTACCTGCGTATCCCAGATGATGTAACGGTACTTGTCGGCCACAACATCAAGTTTGACCTGCTGTATGAGATGTGCAACGACAACCCAGACCTTAAGGCGTTTTACAAGCGTGGCGGCAGGGTTTGGTGTACGCAGTACGGCTACTACCTCGTTAATGCCCAGAGCCAGCGTAGCCAGATGGCCGCTATGGACAACATCATTGAGGAATACGGGGGCCGCAAGAAGATCGACGGTATCAAGGCGCTATGGGAAGCAGGCTATCTGACATCCCAGATCGACCCGGCGCTGCTCGAAGACTACCTCATTGGCACAGAGGACGAAGGCCGGAACAGCGGCGACATCGGCAACACTGAGTTGATCTATCTGGGGCAGATCAAAGAGGCCGAAGACCTGAACATGACTGCTGCAATCAAGGCCCGGATGGACGGGCTGTGTGCCACAACAGAAATGGAGTTCAACGGCGTCAAGATCGACACCGCCCGCGCCAAGGCGGACCTGATCCTGCGCACCGCAGAGTTCAATGAAGCTGAGGCAGGGCTGCAAGAGTACATCAAGCACATCCCGGATGAAGTCGGGTTTAGCTGGGGCAGCAACGTGCATATCTCCTGCCTGCTGTACGGTGGCACGATCCGCTACCAGAAGCAGACGACGTATCTGGACGAGGCAACCGGGCAGCTTGCTAGGCTCAAGGCTACGGCGCGGTGGCCGTTGTTTGGTGGGGAGCCTGTTGATGTATCAAAGTGTGTCCCAGAGACTTTGGATGGGGTTGAGACAGGATACCTATATTGCCCCGGTCCAGAAAGCCGCAAGCAAGACACTTACCTATCCGGCAAGAAGAAGGGCGATGGCAAGTTCAAGAACGTGGATGTTCCCGGTGAGTTGAAGGTGAAGTACCAAGACTTCTTCTACGAGTTGCCCGGTTACACCAAGCCTGATTCCGATTGGAAAGGTAAGCTGACAGACGGCATGGGCAAGCCTGTGTATGGTACGGGTTCTGACATCATCGCTATCCTTGCAAACCGTGATGTGCCGTTCCTAAAGCTGATGGGCAAGTGGCAGGCTCTCAGTAAGGAGATCGGCACCTACTACGTCCGATACGATACAAAGAAGAAGATGTACGTTGGGATGCTAACGTGCGTACAGAAAGAAGATCACATCGTTCATCACAGTCTTAACCACACAAGCACAGTGACGACCCGGCTATCAGCCAATAACCCGAACATGCAGAACATCCCGACAGGTCAGAAGTCAGATGTGAAAGCAGTGTTCATCAGCCGCTTTGAGAACGGCGTTATGGGTGAGTTGGATTACAGCCAGCTTGAAGTGGTTGTGCAGGGTCTACTCAGCGGTGATGTGAACCTAATCCGTGACTTGAACTTGAAGATCGACTTCCACTGCAAGCGCGTGTCGTTGAAGAACAGCGTGTCCTATGAGTTCGCACTGTTCCACTGCAAGAACGAAGACGCACCAGACTACGCCAAGTGGAACGCAGAACGCCGGAACTGCAAGTCATTCAGCTTTGAGCGTGCATACGGTGCAGGGGCCAATTCTATCTCAGAGAAGAATGGTATCCCACTGGACGACGTAAAGGAAATGATCGAAGCCGAGGAAAAGGAATACCCCGGTGTAGTGAAGTTCAACGCGGATGTAGAGAAAGAGGTGAACGCCACCTCAGAGCCTTTCCGCGATGCAGATAGAGGCTGGCGTGTGTACCGCAGAGGCACATGGCAGTCACCAACAGGCACCCTATACAGTTGGCGTAGCTGGGATGCCCCCGCGTTTATGCGTAGCAAGGGCATCACTGATACGTTCAGCCCACCAGAGTTGAAGAACTATCCCGTACAGGGAACAGGCGGGGAGATCGTTCAGATGATCCTTGGCTTCCTATGGCGCTGGTTCGTCAAGAACGACAACTTCAACGGCAGGGCGCTGCTGGTCAACACCGTACATGACTGTGTGTGGGCTGACATGCAGCCTGACATCGTTGATACCGTCATCCCCGGCATGAAGAAGATCATGCAGGCTGTGCCGCAACTTCTCAAGCATCTGTTCAACATCGACTGCCCGGTTCCATTCCCCGTGGATGCCGAGGTCGGCCCGAACATGCTTTCCCTTAAACATTATTCGCACTAGGAAAACACATGAACGTCAATGAACTCGTAAACCAAGCCGCCGATGCCGACCAGTATGACGACCAGACACAGGAAACAAGCAACTTTGATGACGGCCCTGCCCCGGCTGGCTGGACCCCGGCGCGGTTCGTCGGTTATGTTGAGGTTGGCAAGCGCAAGCAAAAGCCATTCCAAGGCAAGCCCAAGGCAGACTGCATGGAAGTGCGGATGTACTTTGAGTTGAACGGGCCGAAGCACCGCCGCGAGATTGAAGTGGATGGTGTCAAGCGCACCGTCACCAACATGCAGAGCATCAAGATGGCGTTGAAGGTTGGCGACAAGGCCAGCTTCTCCAAGCTGATGAAGAAGATGGTGTATGGCCGTGAAGGCATCAAGCACATGGCGAGTATGCTTGGACAGGGCTTTCTTATCAAGATCGAACACAACACTGTGGCGAAGACCGAGGACAAGCCGGAGCGCACCTTTGCGAACATGAAGGACGCAGACGGTAACTGGTTGATCGGCCCGCCTACGATCACAGACCCGATGACAGAAGTTGTCACGAACGTCGCCGTCCCTGAGATCAGCGTGCCGATCAAGCTGCTGTTACTCAAGAACCCGACCAAAGAGCAGTGGGAGAGCATATTCATTGATGGCACCCGCACTGTGAAGGACGCCAAGGGTGTTGAGACAGAGCAATCGAAGAACTGGCTTCAAGAAGACATCGTGCAGAACATGGTCGGCTTTGAGGGCAGCGCACTGCAAACCTTGGTTTCCGGGGTTGGCGACCTGAACCTGAACCTTGATCCCGGCAAGGTGGAAACCCCGGAAGAAGAAGTGCTGGAACCCGTGACGCCCGCAGAGGCACCAAAGACGCCCGTGGAGGCGGCACCTGTTGTGGACCCAGCCGTTGAGCCTAAGCAGACCAAGCAGGACGTGAGCGGTGCTCCTGATGCTTCCCCGGCAGACATCATGGCTGATCTGGGTCTTTGACCAACCCGTTAGCTGCGTTTGGAGTGGCTGCTGATGATCTCAGCGGCCACTTCGACGCCGTGGTGTACCCTGAGCAAGTGCCGGGGCGCATTGCGCACATTGACGCCGATTTTCTGGCGTATCAAGTTTCCGCAGAAACAAAGGATGAGTTAGATGGTATTAAGCAAAGGCGAACGCTGTCTGATATGCAGGAAGGTGCTGAACTGGTCGCAACCGGACTTATGCGACTGTGTGGTGCGTCATCGTATGTCTGCCACGTCACACCAAGCGGCTCTAATAAGGGCAGCAGACCAGCGCAGGCGGTCCAACAGGAGTACCAAGCAAACCGCGCAGACAAGGAAAAACCTGAGCACCTTGATGCGGTACGGGCTTATATTGGCACTGTGCTTAATGGTGTGGTTCACCTTGAACGAGAGGCTGATGACGGGCTGGCTATTGCCAACTACAGCGCAGTAGATCGGAACCTTAGTGTCATCGTTAGCCGCGACAAGGACTTGCGCATGGTGCCGGGTCTGCATTGGTGCTTTGACACAGAGGCGCTGGTGGACGTAGTTGATACGTTCGGTAGCATCTGGGTGGATGATAGCAAGTCGAGCAAGACCTTGAAAGGCTGGGGAACCAAGTTCTTTTGGGCGCAATGCTTGATGGGTGACACAGCAGACCATATTAAGGGACTGCCTGCTGTACCCGGCGTGGTACACTGTGAGTTGCAGCCCACGCAGACCTACCTGAAAGCACAGGAACAGGTGCGCAAAGCCCCTACGCCGGAGTACATGACAGGCCCGATGAAGATCATGTACGCAGCTAGGGCAAAGACCAAGCCGTGCGGCGTTGTAATGGCCTACAACCTCTTGGCCGATGTGCATAACGACAGCGATGCGTTTGACTTGGTGCGCAGGCTGTTCGTAATGCTCCATGTGGAACACGACTATCCTTTTGAGCACTGGCAGACAAGCACCCCAGTCACACCGACGCAGGCGCTTCTGGGTGACATGCAGTTGCTATGGATGCGCCGCAGCGATGACCCACTGGACGTTGTGAAGTGGTTGAAGGAGGTGCGAAGTGGCACAGCCTAAGCTGTACAAGTGCAATATCTGTGAGCAGCGCGTCTATCCTAACGGGCAGGCTATCGTGTGCTCTACATGCGGTATGCGGTACTACCCGATTGAAGCGCGATGACAGTACGCATCAAAGCAAGCCAAGCGGTGACAGTTAGGACAACGCTGTTGAAGCAGCAGGGGTACAAATGCCCTCTGTGCGAGCAGTCTATGACCGCAGCAGCAAATAAGACGCCTGCACTCGATCACGATCACGCAACGGGCTACCTCCGCGACGTGCTCTGCATTAACTGCAACGGTATGGAGGGCAGGGTATTCAGCCTTGCCCGCCGCGCCCGTGCCAAAGGTACAGAGTACGAGTGGCTGGCCCGCTTGCTGCGCTACTACGAGCGCCACATCACACCGCAACATGGTGGTGTCTTCCATCACACACACAAGACCGCCGAAGAACTCCGCCTAGCCCGCAACGCTAAGGCCCGCGTGAAACGAGCGGCACTGAAAGCAACTTAATGCCCGCCCCCGTACAACTAAGCGCCGACTTCCTGTATCTACTCCGCTTCATTGCCCGCAACGCCACAGCGCACGCAGAGCAAGAGCGTACACAGCTAGAGGCTGTCTTTACTCCCAAAGCATAGGACCATAATGCCCACAATCCATGACCAGTTGTCATGGGAAGGAACGATGGTCGATCATGGTGTCAGCAGATACCGTGCTCAACAGGACGCAGCAATCAAGGGCGACCGCACGCATGAAACATCTGCGGGCAGTCGCCTTTTGCGTAGCTATGTCTTGCAAATCTCTGACCACATCAGCCTGTACCTAGCCGGGAAGCATCCCGATGGGCGCAGGCGTGGGAAGTACGCCAAACTCCTTGCCACCGTCAACACTGATAAAGCAGCACTCATGGCACTCAAGGCAGTCATTGCCGCCATGTTTAATCCGCAATCGTTGCAGTCACTTTGCATTAACATAGGGAAGGTAATCGAAGACGACTTGCGCTTTATGAAGTTTGAGACAGAGCACAAGGAATACTACGCGGAAATCATCAGACAGTTTGAAGCCAGAGGCAGCACGAACTACCGCTATCAGAAGCGTGCCCTTAGCCATGCACAATCCAGCAAGGAGCAGGTTTGGCGCGAGTGGCTGAAAGAGGAACAGCTAGGCGTGGGCGCTACGGTTATCGGCTTGATGATGGAAGTCTGCGACCTGATTGAAAAGAAGATCGTGAACCTTGGCAACAACCGCAAGGAAGTATCAGTCGTACCGACACAGGCTTGTGTTGATTGGGTGATGCAGCACAATGAGCAGATGGAGTTAGCGCACCCCGACAGGATGCCTTGTGTCGTCCCGCCGCAAGACTGGTGTGCAATAAGCGATGGGGGCTACTACAGCCCCGCCCTACGCAGCCGCACCCCGCTTGTTAAGATGCGCGGTAAATCTGGATCAGCACAGGCGGCATTATTTGCCACCGCAGATATGTCGAAGGTGTTTACAGCGATCAACGCCATGCAGAATACAGGATGGGAATTGAACACCCCGATCCTAGAAGTGATGCGGGAAGTCTGGCACAAAGACCTTGGTATCGGGATGCCGCGTTCCCAGCCCTACGAGGTGCCGCCCAGCCCCTTGAGCGCCGAAGACGACCCATCGGCCCTGACAGAGACAGACCCCCGTAAAGAGGCGTTCCTGAACTGGAAGATCAACGCCCGCGAGATACACATCATAGAGCGGGAACGGGTAGCAAAGAACCTTGCGCTTACCCGGACAATGCGGATGGCTGGCACGCTCACGGATTACAGCGTGTTCTACTATGTGTACCAGTGTGACTTTCGGGGCCGGGTGTACGCAGCAACCACAGGGCTGTCGCCGCAGGGTACAGATCACGGCAAGGCGCTGCTACGCTTTCACGAGGGCAAGGCACTAGGCCAAGACGGCTTGTTCTGGTTGAAGGTTCATGGTGCCAACAAATACGGCAAAGACAAGATGGACTACCCCGACCGCGTAAAGTGGATTGACGACAACGCTGCGCTTTGGTTGGCCGTGGCCGAAGACCCCGTGTCAGCCCGCGACCATTGGAAGGACGCCGATAAGCCATACCAGTTCCTTGCGTTCTGCTTGGAATATGCCGGGGCTGTTGAACACGGCGCTGCGTTTGTGTCGCACCTCCCTGTGGCGCTGGATGGTAGCTGCAACGGGCTACAGCACTTCTCAGCCATGCTGCGTGACAGCATTGGCGGCGCGGCGGTGAACCTGATCCCGATGAAGGTGCCAGCAGACATCTACCAGAACGTAGGTGATGTTGCTACTCGCAAGCTGATCGGGCTGCGTAGCCTAAACGACGAGCACCACGCGGGGGCTGTGAACTGGATGGCGCTGTTTGAAAGCATGGACCTGCCCGGTATTCCCCGCAAGCTACCCAAGCCGCCTGTAATGACCATGCCGTATGGGTCAACGCGGCAGGCGTGTACCGACAGCATCTTTCGTTGGTTGCAAGACACAGCCCCCGACTTCTTCGACAAGAGCACGAACTTCCGGCACTCCATGTACCTCAGCCCAATCATATGGGGAAGCATTGGGGAAGTGGTGGTCGCCGCTAGGCAGGCGATGGACTGGGTTCAGGAGTGTGCCGGGATACTTGCCAAGGCAGGTCATCCTCTAGAGTACACAAGCCCACTTGGCTTTCCAGTGTATCAGGCAACGTACAACTACAAGACCCGGAACATTGAAACCCAGATTTCCGGGCGGCTGTGCCTTAGCATGGCTGAGGACACCGACGAGTTGAGCGCGCGTAAGCAGCGACAGGGCAGCAGCCCGAACCTAGTACACCATGTAGATGCCTGCCACATGCAGATGTGCCTTAATGCAGGTGCAGAGGCCGGTATCACTTCCTTTGCCATGATCCATGATGACTTCGGTGTTCATGCCTGTGACATCAAGCAATGGCACCGGATCATACGAGAACAGTTTGTTAAGCTGCATGGCGACCATGATGTGCTTGCTGACTTCAAGATAGCACACGAGGAACGCCACGGTATTACCCTGCCTGCCCTGCCTGCCCGTGGGACTTTGCAGATCGAAGATGTCCTCAAATCCGAGTTCTTCTTTGGTTAACCCATAGTCCTAAGACAAAAGTCGATCTTTGTATCTGTTACAGCCCGCCGTGACGAGCGGTATGCGTAATGGCTCAAAGATCGGCAATTACCTATCCCGTCGTCCTAAGACAAAGCATCCCGATCATGGGAACTCTTGGAGGACACAATGGCCTATGCCGATATGCCGCCAGAGGATTTGATCTTGTTGGCAGCAGAGTACGTCGGTCGAGGACTACCTATTCCACAAGACATATCCCGGCAACTACCCCGCGATGTGCTTGATGCAATACAGCACCCGGAGAACATCAATGACAAGCCTATCGACGGTTAGCACACCACCAATGAATGAGCGGATGGCAAAACGGCTGGAAGGCTGGTCTTTACCTAAGCGTATGACTGCAACAAGCACGATGTACGACGTAGGTTATGAGACAGCTAAGGCTGACTTGCGTAAGGTCATTGAAGAAGAAGTGCGGAAATGAGGCAGGCAACATTAGCAGACGTTCCGGTAATAACCGGGATGGTGGTGGAGTTTACAACTGCATACTCAGACATGCCAGCTTGTCCAGATCGAACGGCAAGCTGGACAACGCACATCATTAAACACGGGGTTATCTTCCTCACGGACACAGGCTTCATCGCAGGACTTCCTGTTATGGACCCGGTTAGACCGTGGGCCGCGCTGGTTGAAACCGGATGGTACGCTCCCGGTAAAGACGGGCTGCGCCTGCTTAGGCGGTTCATCCAATACGCAAAGGATGCTGAACTTGATGAAGTCAGGATGTCCACACTAAACACTACTCCTGAACGAGCACTCAAGCTGTTGGAGCATATGGGCTTCACGCTTGCAGAGCGAAGCCATCGACTTAACCTATAGGAGAAGACATGGCACTTTTTACTGCGCTTGCTATTGGCGCGTTGGCGGTTGGGGTCGGTTCTGCCGTTATGGCTTCAAAAGACCGCAAGAAGCAACGAACGCAGCTTGCGGCTACCCAAGAGAAGCAAGAAACCGGGGCAACAGAGGCAGCGAGACTAAAGCGCATGAAGGAAGACACAGGCGCTAGGGTCAAGATCGGTTCTGTAGATGACCCGGACACTACAAACGGCGCGACCAAGAAGGGCGCAGGCAAGCGAACCAGCAGCGGCGGGGTCGTGGGTGGAGTTAGCGCAAGTGCTATTGGTGGCCTGTAATGAAGCACCCTGATCCAACCGCGCCCCATGGTGATCTGGCTATTATCTGGACCGCGATGGAGACAGAGAAGGGCGACCTGATCCAGCGCAGCGAAAACTACGCCCGCCTCACCCTACCGTACATCTGCGCCCCAGAATCATCCGCATCATCGGAACAAGATCGTGGGGCTGTTGCTATTGGCCCGCGTGTCGTTAACCACCTTGCAAACAAGGTAGTGGATACAATGTTCCCGAAGGACCGCCCGTTCTTCACCGTGGCGCTGACACCGGAAACCCGCAAGAAAATATCTGAGGAAGTCGGCACCGAGAACGAGGCAGCGTTTGCTGAGTTGGTGCGTACTGAGACAGCAAACGTCGAGCAAGCAGGTATGCGCAAGATGGGTCTAACCACCTATCGCCCTGTGGCAGTTGAAGCTGTGAAGCACATGATTATCACAGGCAACACATGTATCCGTCGCTTTGATAGCGGATCGCGTACAGCGTATGGTATCAGAGACTACAGCGTGCGGCGCACTATCGAAGGCGCTATCACAGAGGTTATGCTGCGCGACGGTAAGAAGTTCGGCAACCTTGATGCGGCTATGCAGAAGATGGTGCTGGCAGATCAGCCCGCGCTGAAAGAGGATAGCCCCGTCGTATTGCTCACGCATTACAAGCTGGTTGGTAAACGCTGGCGCAGCGCGCAGGCAGTCAACAACATCGCAGTACCGGGCGTGCGGTTCTACACACCGCGCAACCTTCCTGTGCTTGTGCTTGCATGGAGCCTAGCCCGTGGCGAGAACTATGGCCGGGGTCTGGTAGAAGACAACATCAACTCCTTCCATAACATTGACGTGTGTTCAGTGGCACTGGTGGAAATGATCGGTGTCATGGCCGACATCAAGTTTCTTGTCGATCCCGGATCAGGGCTGGACGTAGAAGAATTGAACAACTCTCCTCGCGGTTCCTACCACGCAGGCCGCAGGGATGACATCACTACCCCAGAGAGCGCACGACGCCTAGAGATCGGTGTACTTCGTGAGATCATCATGGGATGGGAGCGCGAGTTAGCGCAGGCGTTCTTGCTGAACAGCAACTCTGTTCGGGATGCCGAGCGCATCACAGCAGAAGAAATCCGGTTCATCGCTAACGAGTTGGAGAGCGCCTTTGGTGGTCTGTACTCCCGCCTAGCGACTGAGTGGCAGCAGTATGAGGCTGAGTATGTTGTGTACTCTATGGACTTCGCAAAGGAAGTCGGTGGGGCTGTAAACGATGTATTTGAAATCCTTATCACGACCGGGTTGGAAAGCCTGTCGCGGCAGGGCCAGCTTGCAAACGTGCGTGCAGCAATCGCGGACCTTCAAATGCTGGAAGCAGTACCAGAGGAAGTTCGTAGCACGATCAACCCCATGAAGTTTGCATCGTTTGTGTTCACCAACCACGCAGTCAAGTTCGTTGAGTTCATGTTCACGCAAGATGAAATGAAGCAAAACAGCGAACAAGCAATGCAGCAGCAGCAGCAACTCGCTGGCATCCAAGCTGATGCCAACGTCAGACAAAAGGCAGGCGAAGCCGCCGTAGCTGAGGAAAGCTAATGACCACACCAGAAGATAAGTCACTCGCTGTACAAGGCGCAACCGAAGATACAACCAACGGTACGTCTAAGGACATTGTTGGCAACACGCCGCCCGTCGCAGACACCAACGTAGCGCCCGTCAAGCCGACGGATGCAGAAGCCGCCGCAGCAGCCGCAAAGCAGGCCGTTGATGACGCAGCGGCAGTAGCCGCAGCTAAGGCTGAGGACGACACCACGGCAGAAGACAATCCGCTGGACACCGACGCGTGGGGAACCACAGGCGACCCCGCTGGTGATGCAGTCATGGAGATCATGCAGAACGCAGGCATGACCCCGGCTGATGCAAAGGCCATGATGTACGACGCCATTACAGCAGGCGACGTTACCAAGGTGGATCAGGCGGCGCTTATCGAAAAGGTAGGCAAAGCCCGCGCGGCGCTGATCCTTGCAGGCACCGAAAACTTTATCGGGAAGCAGGCAGCAAAAGGCGCGTCCATCCTGAAAGACGTTCACGGCAGCGTGGGCGGTGAAGACAACTGGAAGCAGCTTGCCGCGTGGGCAAAGACAGGCGTACCGGAAGCGGAACTGTCTGAGTATCGCGGCATGATCGACGCAGGCGGCGCACAGGCGCGGTTTGCCGCACAAGAAATCCTTGGGCGGTACAACGCCGTGGACAGCAACAACAGCATCGGTGACGCGGCCCAGATCACGCCCGACACCAACGCGGCCCCGGCGAACCGCCAGCTTACCCGCGCAGAATACTACGCGGAAACAGCCAAGGCAAATGCCAAGGGCGACACCGTAGCAATCAATGAAATTCAGAAGGCCCGTGAACGTGGCCGCGCCGCTGGCATCTGACATCCCTCTAGGAGCACTATAATATGGCACTACCTACCACTTCCGCCCACCTGTCGGACCTTCCAGTAGCAGACATGATCGAACAGTATGGCGGCGCAGTTGATGCACAGTTCGCCAAGTCTTCGATCATGCGCAAGATGGTTACTGTGAAGCCTGTTCGCGGCACCGACACGCTTATCAACCGCCGCGTCGGTCGGACCACGCTGACTGCGCTTACCCCCGGCGTGCGCCCAGACGCATCCAAGACTGAGTTTGGCCGCGTGTCTGTTACTGTTGATACTGTTGTGCTGGCCCGCGACAACCGTTCCATGCTGAACGAGTTTCAAACAGACTTTTCTGCCCGCGACGAGTTGGGCAAAGACCACGGCAAAGAGCAGGCCAAGTTCTTCGACCAAGCCTTCCTGATCCAAGCCATCAAAGGTGCATCCCTTGCGGCCCCGGCGAACCTGAATGGCTCCATCGGCGCAGGCAAGAAAGAAACCCTGCTGGCTTCAAACGATCACCTTGACCCCGATTTGCTGTACAAAGCAATCACTCGCATCCTGATTGCCATGCAGGAAGAAGACATTGACACCGAAGAATGTGCAATCCTTGTGCGCCCAACAATGGGTGAAGTGCTGCTGAACAACGACAAGCTGGTGAGCCGCGAGTTCTCCCCAGATAACTCGAACTTCTCGCTGGGTAAGATGAAGTCGATCATGGGTTCCCCTCTGATTTCCACAGCGCGTATCCCGAACGCCGCAATCGCAGGCCACAAGCTGTCCAACGCAGGCAACAGCAACGCATACGACGTGTCGGCGGCTGAGGCCAAAGCAGTGGCAGTCATCATGCACCCTGATAGCTTGCTGGCTGGTGAAACCATCCCGCTGACTTCCGACGTGTACTTTGACAAGATCGAAAAGCAGTGGTTCATCGACAGCTTCACCGCCTTCGGTGTGTCGAACCGCCGCCCTGACGTATGCGGCGTCGTCAACCGCTTCTGATCCCTAATCCGGTTGCGCTAACTATAGCCGCCCTGCGGGTCACACCAAACAAAGTAACCATTCGCGTGAAATAATAGCGGGTGTGACCAACAATTCCACAATCACCGCCCTGTTGTGCCTCATGGTGCAGTAGGGCGGTTTTTTTTTTTGTTCATCAAACTACCCTCCACGCGGGCGAATACCTTGAGTGGCTATCACCGCGCACCCCGGAGGGTGTCTTCATGCACAAAGGAGTGTACCATGCTTACGGAACTAGAGATCGTAAACGACATGCTGGCCGCAACTGGTACAGCCGCAGTATCTACTGCAAACACATCACACCCCGCCTACAAGAAGGCGTACAACAAGCTAGTCAAAGAAGCCCGCGTCATGCAGGGCAAAGGCTGGTGGTTTAACCGCAGCGTTCGGATGTATCGACCTAATGTTGCCGGAGAGGTCATCCTGCCATCCACCACGCTAAACGCAGACCCCACCAACACCAACCTAAAGTACGTTGTTCGGGGCGGTAAGCTATACAGCATGAGTAGCGGAAGTCACGTCATTGGCCACGAGGTCGAGGTGGACGTGATCGAGTTTGTTCCTATTGCAGACATGCCGCCTACAGCACAGGCGTACCTACAGGCCCACGCAGTCTACATGTTTTACCTAGACGAGAATGGCGGGGAACCAAAGCTAAGTTCCTACCTACGGCTAGTGCAGGACTCACGCGCCGCGATCATGCGCGACCAGCTACAGAACAGTGATGTCAACTTCTTCAAGGGGGCGTCCTATAAATCATTCGCCAGACCGCAGACAATGCGCAGGCTGTTGAAGTAACGGAGATCACTATGCAGAGTAAGTCACTAGGCGCGTTGCTACAGGGCGTAAGCCAACAGCCCGCACACATACGCCCAGAGGGCAAGCTAACCTACCAGTTGAACACGCAGAGCGATGTTGTCCGTGGCCTTACACCCCGGCCCGGTCTGCGGGAATTGTCAGAACTGACTGGTCCTGCTGGCCTGCAATTTATGCGTGCGGAGGTCGCCGGAGAGGCGTTCCTATTGGGCCACAGGGCGGGCGTGCTTAAAGCGTGGCGGCTGCAAACAGGCGCAGTTGTCCCGGTGAACTTTCAAGACGCTGCCGCCACGGCCTACGTTGGCGAACAGCTTGCAAGCAATGGCTATGACGGGGTGCTGTATGTCGCAAACCGTAACGTCATCACCGCCACAAACCCCATCCCGGATACATCATCTGTCATCACCAATCAGGGAACAGCGTATTGCCTTGGTGGTCTGTTTATCAGGAAGTATTCTGTCACGATCACCTACGCTGATGGCGCAGTTGCGGTCGGTACATATACCACGCCACTAGGCACAGTTGACGGTGACGCATCCAAAACGACAAGCACTTGGATCATGCAAGAAATTCGCACATCCTTGATGGCACACGGCGCGTTTAAGGCGGGCACTGCTGTCGTTCGACACGAGGGCCTTCTAAAGATCACCGCGACGGGTGCGTTTACGCTGTCCTCCTTCGATGATGAAGACGGTACGACCATGCGATCCTACACCGACCGGGTAGAGAATGTCGCAGACCTTGCCGAGACTGCATCCCACGGCACGCTAGTTCGTGTGACAGGCAATGATGCAGGCGGGGAGGACGACTACTTCCTTCGCTTCAACTCAGACAGTACAGACACTCTTGGTGCAGGCTGGCCGAGTGCAGGGGTGTGGGAAGAATGGTACGATCCTACAGAGGTGACAGACTTTGACCTTAGCACCATGCCGCATGTTTTGCGATACACTGACGGGGAGTTCCACTTTGAACGCGGGACGTGGGAAGGGCGGCGCGTAGGTAACGAAGAAACCGTGCCTATGCCGCCGTTCATCGGGCACCCTATCAGGGACATCGCCAGCTTCCAATCCCGGCTGGTGTTTGCTGCGGCTGCGGCGGGCATCGTTTGCTCCCGCACCAAGTTCCCTGTGGACTTCTTCAAGAAGTCAGCCACCGCGACCCTAGCGACTGACGTTATCGGGATGCTACCACCGAGTGATACCACTGTGGAACTCGACTGGATTGTGATGTTTGACCGCGACCTTGTGGTTATGTCTGATCCTGGGAAGGGGCAGTTTATTGTATCGGGGGCGGCAATACTAACGCCCAGCACTGCGTCTATGGTGCAGACCACCGCCTTTGAAATGGACGGGGGTTCCCGCCCGGTTGAGACAGGCAAGACCATTGTGTTTCCATTCCAAGCCGGGAAGTATTCTGGCCTTAACGAGTTCTATACGAACGACGAAGTTTCCACAAACGGCGTTGAAACGCTTACGGAAACAGCCGACCGTTACATCATAGGGGCGGTCAACCGTATTGAGTGCAGCACAAACTTCAACCTGCTTCTGTGTACAACGACGCACGCACCTACATCAAATAAAGTGTGGGGCTACAAGTACCTGTGGCGCGGGACAGACAAGGTGCAGAGCGCGTTCTGTGAGTACGACTTCCCTGATCCCGTAGCTGCGTTCTTCTTTGATGGCAGTATCGTGTATATTATCATGTGGCACGCACTACACAACAACTACACGCTTAACGCTATGGACCTAGATACCCCGGACGACGACGTTACCATGTACCCTATTTGCCTAGACCGGGCGAAGACTATGACTGTGGTTGAGGACACCGTGGTTCTGCCATTCCCCAACGCATCGTTTGTGCAATCCACAGGCTGTGTGTCTATCGGGGCGCAGGCCGACCCAACCGCCACAACAGTTGGTGGGTTCACGACCTACACGTTCAACTCTGGTGACGCACCACCCGGTTCCAGTGTAGTAGCGGGCATTAAGTTCCGCAGGTCTATTATGCCCACCATGCCCTTCATACGAGATAGGGATGGGGCCGTGGTAGCTAGGGCGCATGTTGTGATCGGATCGTTCTTTATCGACTACGTTGACGCAGGCGCGCTGGATGTAACTATGAAAAGCATCTACCGCGAGGACACCGTGTTTAGCGTTAGCTTCTTTGAGCAGGCTGATGATCCTACCGTGTCAGCGGTTGGGCTACGCACTGGTACGCTGGAAGTGCCGTGGGGTGAGCGTGCGGATTACTCGTCCATTGAAATATCTTCTGACGACGTTCGCCCAGCAACCATCCTAGAGGTGAAATGGGCGGGGCAACCATTCAAACCATAGGAGGCCGTAATGAGCCTGATGTACGCCCAGATGGGCATGTCTATCATAGGGGCGGCGAACTCCTATGGGGCAGCAAAGCACGAGAGCAAGATGGCCCGCATGACGCAGGCTTACAATAACAAGATGGCCGACATCAGCCTTGCGCAAACCAAGAACAATCTCACGCGCACTGAGATCAACATCCGGGATGCAGGTGTTCGTGCCTCAGAGGCAATCCAGTTGCAGGCACTTGAAGACAGCGCGATGGCAAGTGTTACAGCAGCACATGCGGGAGCAAGTGGATCATCGGTCGATGATACCATGCAGAGCCTCACCCGCAGTAGACTGCGCGCCAGTGGCGCCTTGAAGTACCGCTTGAAGCAGCAGGGCGCAGAGAACCTGAACAACCGTCGCAATGCACAAATGCAGGCTGTGTATGGTCGGGATGTATCCCCGATCTCAGGTCCGTCGGTATCCGCAAGTTTGCTTGGTCTTGGCGTGTCCATGCTGGACATCTACGACCGCAACACTCCATCCGCTCCCGCCCCTTCCCGCAACACCCCAGACACATAGGAGATAGCCCATGACCAAAGGATTGCCCACACGGGCTACTCCCGCCGACAACCTTGCAGGCCAGTCGGAAATGCAATCAGTTGCGCTACAAGGGCCGGGTGTATCCCGGCCTGCCCCTATCGTGGTGCAGCGCAGCGCCATGACTGATGTGACCGACCAGCTTGTAAAGTGGGGATCAGAACGCCTTGCCAAAGAGAGCACTAAGGTCAACGAGGCCGCGTACCTTGAGGGCCAGATGGCCTATCAGCAGGGCGAGGCGATGGAAAACATCAAGATGGGCGGCAACAAGTGGGCGCTGGAAGGCTATCGCGTCATGGATAGCCAGACCATTTCATCCAGCCTGCTTGCAGCCCAACAGGAGGAAATCTCCCAATCGGGGTACGCCCTATCCCCAGAGGACTTCCGGGCAAACTACAAGGCGCGCGTGGACGGGCTGTTGGAGGGCAAAGACCCCCGGACCCAGAAGCTAGTCCGGGAGCAGATGCTTACGCAACTGCCGACGCTGGTGGGGGCGCACACAAAATCGCATATGGAGTACAAAGAGAAGAAGAACTTTGAAAGCCTTGAGCGAACCATTGACGTTGTGAGCCGTGACCCGACCGCTGTGGGGCAGCTTGTGTCTTTTGCCAAGGGCGGTGAAGGTACAGCGTCTTCGGGCCTCAGTGCCGAGCGCAGGCAGGCTGCGGTGGTATCTGGTGTGACCCGTGCGTTTGCCAACGACAATCCGCTGGCCTATGCGGCGCTGGCCGGGGCGGGCCTGCTTGATGAAATGTCTGAGAAGGACGTGAACGCTATTCGCGGCGCACAGGCAGCCTTTGAAAACCGCCGCCGTGGTGAGTACAATGATGCCCTGATCCAAGGCGAACGTGCAATCATGGATGCAGTCGAGTTGGGGCAAGACCCCTCGGCGGCAGCAGAAGAACTCTCCATGCTGTATGCAGAACACGACATCACAATGAACATGGCCGACGCGGGCGCAGTTTACTCCACAGCGCACACGACCAAGCGTGCAGACAACCGGGCAAACGCTTCTCTGTATGATGAAGCATCCCTCCGGGGCGACTGGCAGACTACCGCCAAGATCACTGAAAGCATCATGGTTCACTTCGAGAGTGGTGGCAGGGCCGACGCAGTATCCCCAGCGGGAGCCAGAGGCACGCATCAGGTTATGGACGGGACGAACTCTGATCCCGGCTTTGGTGTTCGGCCTGCACAGGACAACAGCGCAGAGGAACGCGCACGAGTAGGCTCCGACTATTGGGCCATGTTGCATAAGCGGTACAGCGGCGACCTAGAGGCGGTGGCTATTGGCTATAACGCTGGCCCCGGCAACGCGGACAAGTGGTTGGCAGGCGGGCGCGACTACAGCGTGCTTCCAAAGCGCAGCGAAACAGAACCTTACGCCAAGAACATCATGGCGGCGCTTGGAAATTGGAAAGCACCTACGGGGGCCGACCGGGCAAACATTGCACAGCAGCGCCTTAACAACACCCGTGAACGCATGGCGATGGAGACATTTGAGGCGATGCAACCGGAGTTGTCGAACCTCGACAGCATCTTTGAGCGCGGCGAGATCGACAGGGACGAGTGGAAGCAGCGCCGTGAAGACAAGTATCAGGAGTACGGTGTTGCCCGCCAGCAGGCCGACGTAACGCACGAGATCGGTGTTGCTGAGGGCGTGGAAACAGCCTTGCTGGCAAAGCGCGACAAGCTGGCAGAGGATGGCGCAGCAGACGACCGCATCAACGCCATGACCAATGCACAGGCAGACCTGTTCACTCAGCGCGCGCAGTACAACGATGTCGTGAACAATCCAGCAAGCGGACCCGGTGAGGTAGCTGCGGCCACGGGGCAGTTGCGGGTGGCGAGGCAGGAGACTTTCGACAAGTACGACATTGCTGTTGCTGATCGCGGGAACACCGCCGCAGAGGAAAAGATGTTCACGCAGATGCAGACCAGCTTGGAACGGAACCGAACTTGGCGGGAACAGGAGGCAGAAATTGCAGCGGCTACTGCCGGAGGCTATGTGTCGGAGTTACCGAAGGACTTGCAGGCACGGGCGTTTAAGGGCGCGCAAGACCGTATTGTAAACGAGCACTCAGAGAATGAAGCAGCAGGGCGATACACAGAAGGCCAAGGTAATGCCCTTATTGCAGAGGATGTAAGCGCGTTCTATGCAAAGACGGGTATGGTTGATCCCAAGGTAGCGCGGCATATGTCCGCAGCTATGCGGGGTACTGTGATCGACAAAGATGGCAACCCTAATCCTGCTATCGTGGATGTGGTAGAGCAGTACGCGCAGTTGAAGGCTATGAACCCGCGTGCAGCAGACACTATGCTGGATGAAGCAGGGCGGGTACTCGCTGAGGGTATCCTAACCCGCAGCAGCGACGGTGGTGCTATTGCAGAGGGCGTGCGCCTAGTCGGTGTGGACCTCTTGGGTAACAAGCGCGTGGAGGACGTAGATGACTTCATGGCACGACCAGAAGTAATCAAGCGGATAGATATGGTGTCTCGTGCTTTTGTGAATGATAGGATGTCAGATGACATAACATTCACTTCCTCGAATTTGGGAGACAAAAGCGCCGCAGATCGGATGGCCTTACAATCCCCGGATGTCCTAGACGTGGTGTCCAATGAAGTATCTGTTGAACTTGAGAAGATGCAGCGTATTTCCCCGAATATGCGGCCTGATGATATGGTAGACGCAGCGTTTGCTAAGGTAGAACGCCGCACAGAGGTCATCGGCGGGCAGGTTTTGCACATGGGCATTGACGTGCGAAAAGCCATGTTCGGTGACAAGGCCAATGACTTTAAGCATCCCGGCGACGTGAACTCCGCCGTTATGGACTATCTGCGGACAGACGCTATGCGGGCACGCCACCCGTTTCTTAATGAAACCGTCGGCACCGAGTACATGCCAGAGTGGCTACAATCCACAGCAGGGGCTATTCTTGCTGCGCCTACGTTACTGTTTGGCCCTGACCTTGGTGCAGGCTGGACACCCTCTATGGGGTTGAAAGCTGCACTAGATGTAAGTGCTACAGGTGTACGCCCGTTTGACGTGTATCCAGCAGCAGACGGCAAGAGTGTTGTTGTACAGGTATCCCTGCCGAACGGTGGTACGTCGGAGCCTATCACTATCTCGCTAAAGGACGCAGGCGACGCCGCCTTAAAGAAGCATCGTCAGCGCCTTACTAAGTAACTACCAACCCACCCTGCCCCGGCTGTATCTCAGGATGCACGCCGGGGCTTTTTCATTTCAGGAGGTCCATGTGGACAACGAACAAGACAAGCTATTCCCGCCCATGCAGGATACGCAGTTTTCCCGTGCCGCTGCTGAAAAGCGCAAGCAGGGTATGCAAGATGGTGCTGTCGGTGACATCGTTAACGGCTTCAAAGAGACTGCCGCCTATGCTGCGCACACGATCATCAAGGACGAGGCGGTGCCACTTGCTATGGATATGTCTGGGGTAGAGAACCCGGCTGACATCCCGGTGGTTGCTGCTATTGCTGGCATGGGCCTGTCCTTGCTTGGCTTCCGTGGGGGTGAGAAGGATTACGACAAGGACGAGAAGTTCGATGAACTCACGAAGGGCATCCCGTATGAGTTTCAAGATGAGATACTAGAGAACGACAACTTTTCTGCGGCGCTGCGGTCGCGGGAGCGCATTAAGACAGACCTGAAACGTGCAGAGCGCGTGGGCAATCAGAACAGCGCGCTTGGCGTTATCGTCGGCGGGCTGGTGGATGTAGACCTCCCCATGACCGTAATGAGTGGGGGTGCGTTTGCGTCAGCCAAGGTAGCCCGCACTGCCTTGAAGGCGTCAAAGGCTATCGGACTTAGCCCGCGCGCTGCTGGCAGGCTGGCAGGCACAGCAATGGGCATCAACGCAGGCGCACAGGCCGGGGCGCTGGTCGGCGCTGCGAACAGCTACATGCGCGAGACACAGGGCTGGGAAGAAGCCGTGAACATGGCGTTTGGTGCCGCTGCGCTTGGCGGTATGATGGGTACAGCGTTCAGTGGTGCAGGCGGAATCACAAAGAAGGTCGCCACCGAGGAAGTGATGGCCCGCACGCGACCAGACTTCCGGGCAGCGCAGGAGGAATTTCACAGTAACATCCGCACAGATCATCCAGCGCACAAGCAAGACCTTGACGTAGAAAGCATGATCGACACCGCAGATAACATCGCCCCGGAAATGATGGACAGCACAAAGCAGTCAGCAGAGGATTACGCTATTGCCTACGCGCAGACCGCTACCCCTGATGGTTCAACTGTGGGGGCAGCAAGCATCAAGCCACCAGTGCAGCCAACGGGTCTTGTCGATCCGCTGATGTCGATCACGCCAACCAGTGACGCTATCCACAAGGCCACGCGCGACTGGCGCGATCAATCCGGCTGGGGCGCACAGAAGCAGGCAGAGGACACCGAGTGGTTTGCTAGGGTGGCAACATCCAAGCTAGGCTCCTTCACCACGCAGAACTTCACCGAACTGTACCAGAGCAAAGCAGCAACCGCGAACTACCTTGCAGGCACAATCTTTGAGAGTGCCAGTGGGCTTGGTCGGGGCCGCGCAACAGCAGCTATCCTGATGGAGAACTACACCAAGCGCGTGCAGTCCCACCTTGCCCGTGAAGTGGAAAGCGCCACTACCAGCTTTGCGCGGGAAGCAGGCGAGACATGGAAAGGCACAGGCTATGGTGCGTCAAACAAGGCCAAGGTAGCGTTTAACCGGGAAGTCATGCTGGAAATGAACGACCGCCTGCATGGTCGCCAAAGCAAGGGCCGTAGTATCCATGTGCTGCGTGCAGCAGACCAGTACGACAAGGCAGGCGCAGAGGGCGTTACTATCGGCAAGGGCCGCGAGGGCCAGACTGCTATGGACGGGTTTGAGGACATTGAAGTGCGGTCGGGCTACACCCCGTATGCACATAACGGTGCCGCAATCCACGCCGCAGAGGTATCTGGGCGAACCACGCGCAAAGACATCATCGCAGCCTACACCAGCGCGTACCGCGCAGCCGGTATGAGCAACCGCAAAGATGCAGGCGCAGTTGCTAAGGCAGTTATCCAGCGTGCGCTTGCGCGCGAGGGTGACGTAGACGTTAGCCTTGTGTCGTTGCTATCCGGTGACGGTAAGCAGTGGCTAGAGGAAAGCCTTGAGAAAAGCGGGATGCCTGCACCAGAACGGCAAGCCCTGATGGACCGCCTTATTGGAAAGCAGGGCGAGAAGTCGAAGGAGGGCTTTGCCAAACGCCGCAATGACATCGACCTGAATACCCCCATCCGCACTACCGATGGATCGGAGTTAAAGATCGTGGACCTCTTGGACAATGACATGCACAAGACTTGGCAGCGATACAGCCGCAGGCTTGCGGGTAGTGCAGCGTTGTCACGCTTTGGTATTACAAACCGGGCGCAGCGTAAGGACTTCATTACAGCCTTGCAGGCAGAACAGCGTGCGTTGGGTGAGGTGCCTATCGAAGCGGGCAAGCTAGAGGCGATGTTCTCACACTTCAACGGCGGGCCGATTGCAGGGTACTTCGGTGGCGCAAAGAACGAGGGCGTAGGCGACTTGCTGGCAACAGTGAAGCGCCTTACCAACATCGCGCTGTTGGAGAAACTAGGTATCACACAGCTTGCAGAGACAGGCGTACAGATGGCCCAGAACGGAATATCCAATTGGGTAGTGCGCGGGCCTATGGCTATCTTCGACAAAGAGTTGAGGGCTGGCAACAGGCGTCTTCTGGACGACATGGCGTACTTTACTGGACAGATCGGGGATGACCACAGGCACTTCGCACAGTGGCTTGACCTTGATGACGTAACTGACCGCGACAGCGCAACGTGGCTAAAGGGCGTGAGCAAACTTACCTCTAACGCTCAATGGGTGCAGGGATACACGTCACTGTTTAATTCCGTGCGTTCGCACCAGCAGACTACGGCTGCACTGGGCGTTGCGGACAAGGTAATGCGTACCATCAAAGAGAGCGTAGACAAGGGTGAACCTATCCCGGAAGCCACGCTGTTTAGGATGCAAATGGACCTAGGCTTTGGGTATAAGGACGACATCAACACTGTTATCATGCTGATCCAAGACGGGACCATTGAGTTCAATACAACCGCTAAGGGCAACGTCTTTGTCAACAAGCTGAACATGGATAAGTGGGATGTTGCCACCGCAGAAAACTTCGGTGCGTCGATCACGCGGAACGTGAACCAGCTTGTGCAGAAGTCAATGGCTGGGGAACAGGACGCATGGATGCACACCCAATGGGGATCAGTAGTCACGCACTTGAAGACTTTTCCACTACAGGCAGTGCAAAAGCAGGTTCTCCGTAATGCGCGGCATATGGACATGCAGAATATCACTAACGTCATGTACGGCATGGCTACAGCAGCCGTGGCGGTAATGGTGCGCGACACGCTTGATGGTCGTGAGCGTAGCACGACAGACCTTGCTAAGTCGGCGTTCAACTACTCGAACATGACAGGCTTTATACCGATGGTGCTTGACCCGGTTCTTACGATGGTCGGGCTAGAGGACATGCGGTTCAACCGTTACGGGCCGTACACCGACCTAACCCCCCCGATGATTAAGGTTCTGAACGACCAGCGCCGCATCCCCGGTGCTATCATCGACACCGTGATGGGCAACGCAGACTGGTACGATAAGCAGGCGCTAAAGTCGCTACCGTTCGCAGGTACAATCGGTATCAGCAGGGCGTTCGATTAACATGCGGCGGGGCGGCTTTATAGCTGTCCCGTCGTCCTAAGACATAGATCATATCTAGGAGACAGCTATGGGCCTTTCTCGGCTTGAATACCCGTACACGGGAGGCCCCCGCACGTTCGCCGTGAACTTTGCTTTGGGCTATCTAAATAAAGAGGACGTGCAAGTGTACGTTCAAGGTGAACTTGATGCACTGGGCGACCAGATTTTCCGGGCGTTTACTTGGAACGGCGATGCAGAGGTACAGGTTACAGACGCCATCGCAGTTGATACTGTGGTTGTTGTAGTTCGCACCGTCGCGCGCGATCAGCTTGTGCTGGATGTTAGCGGTACTGCTTCTTTTACACGCGCTACGCTGGTGCGTGGATTTAAGCAGGTTATGATGACCGTGCATGAGTTTCTGGACGGGCGCGTTGCTGCGTTTGATGGTATCTCCACGATACAAGACTTTCTTATCACGGTGCAGACGCAGGTGGCACGCTCAGTTGTGCAGGCGGACCTTGCAGTAGCAAAGGCAGCAGAGGCTCTGGCTTCTCAACTCGCTAGTGCAGTATCCGCTGCGGCTGCGCTTGTATCGCAGACATCCGCAACAGCATCCGCAAGCACTGCTACGACTAAAGCAGGCGAGGCGTCTACGAGCGCAAGTTCTGCGTCGTCGTCCGCAGGCACAGCCACTTCCAAGGCCGCAGAGGCTACAGGGGCGGCAGGTGTAGCCGGAACTCAGGCGGGTATAGCCAGTACCAAAGCAGGGGAAGCACTTGCTTCACAAACCGCAGCGGGTGTCTCCGCAGTGGTCGCTGTAGACAAGGCAGCAGCGGCATTAATATCGCAGAACGCGGCGGCGGCCTCCGCAGTAACAGCATCAACGGGGGCCAACACCGCGACCACAAAAGCATCAGAAGCGTTGGTGTCCCGTAATGAGGCTGAGGCGTTTGCAGCGGTGGTTGACCCTGCTTCTTACGCCACGGCGGCGCAGGGGGCTTTGGCGGCGGCTGTCTCTGAAATGATGGTAGGCCAAATCGCTTTCTATGCCATGAACACTGCCCCTCCCGGAACGCTCAAGGCGAACGGCGCGGCGGTTTCTAGGGCTACCTACGCGCGCCTGTTTGCTAGAATTGGGATAGTGCATGGCGCAGGCAATGGGTCCACCACGTTTAACCTGCCCGACCGCCGTGGTGAGTTTATCCGGGGCTGGGACGATGGTCGGGGTGTTGATCCGGGCCGGGTGTTTGGTTCGGCGCAGGCAGGGGGGCTACAGGCGCACACACACACTTACGTCAACGCGATCAACGGTTCATATAACGGTGCAAATGCTGACGTTAGTGGTGGTTCAAATGGTTCAAATACAAACCGTGTCACTGGCTCAACAGGTGGTGGTGAAACTCGCCCCCGCAACGTAGCTGATCTAGCCGTAATCTTCTTTTGAGGTGAACCCATGAAAACAGTGATCCAACTTGACGACAAAGGCTTTTTCACAGGCTTCACCACGGCGGACGAAAGCCCGCTTGAGCCGGGGGTGTATCACATGCCCGGTGGCGCGGTGGATGCGCCTAACCCGCCTGAATTGAGCCAAGGTGAACAGGCAAAATGGGACGGTAAGGCGTGGGCGGTTGTGCCGCCTGAACCAGAACCAGAGCCGGAGCCAGTACCAGAACCGACCATTGCGGAACGGCGCGAGGCGATGGTTGCCAGCCCCGCGCAAATCCGCGTCACACTCTGGCAGCTTGGCCTGATTAAAACGGTGCAGGCCATTGCCGACGCTGACCCCAAAGCGGCAATCGTTTGGGAATATGCAACAGAAATCCGGCGCACAAACGCGCTGATTGACGCGCTTGGCAGCGATGGTTTCACGCCTGAACAGATTGACGATATTTTTGTCTATGCGATGCAGGTCAGCGTATGAATGGCGTTGGACCTCAGTGGTTCCCCGCCTCTTTGCGGCAGGTGTTGACGCGGCTATCCGCTATGTTCTTCAATACCGCAAGCTGGGACAGGCATGACGAAGGCTACCAAGCTGGTTCACCATCCCGATCTAAGTGCGACCACCTGTTCCTAGCAGCAATGCTTGCTGATGGATCACAGGCAGGGCCAGTCTGGCGGATGCTTGGATGCAGCCTGCTTGCATGGACGTTCTGGCTATCCGCCCGCGCGATGGGCTGGACCACCTACAACTACAGCTAAAAGGACACAATGACTGATAACCCGACGGACAGCAGCGCATACCTGCTAGGGCAGATTGACGCCAAGGTGTCGCACCTTCTAACGGCACACTCTGTCCAGAAGGCAGACATGGAAAAAGCCCATGACGGTATCCATGACAGGCTCAACGCCCACGGAGAACGTCTAACCCATATCGAACGCACTGCTTGGAAAACAGCAGGCATTATATCCCTTATCCCCATCGGCTTGACGCTGGTGGGACTACTCTTTGCGTATCTGAAACTATAGGAGAAGACAATGGCAAAAGGTGCCGCGACGGAACAGCGGCTCGGCATCCTTCATGCCAAGGTCGCTGATGTATTCAGCAAGGTGCTACAACGGTACGAAGACAGGCTGGACGCGCTAGACGCTATCCCCAGCATGGCGGACGTATCAGAGGAAGTGCTTACTGAGTTGATGACAGATGCAGCTATGCCCAACCCGGCAATGCTTGCAGCAATCACGAAGTTCCTCAAGGACAACACCATCAGCTTCGACAGCGAACAGCTTGCAGAGTTGTCTAGCCAAGAACGGCGCTTGCAAGAGCGCAAGGCCAACCGCCCTGCTATGGCGACACTGACCAAGCTGGCAGTAGTCAGCAATGGGTGATCTCAGGGAGTTCGCAGAGGGCGAACGCTGGCAGGACGTAGACAGGCTTCGGGAAGAATACCCGGAGTTTCGTCCGTTCCTGTACGATGTCATCACAGGGCTACTCGGCTTCAACTGCACACCGTTGCAGTTGGACATCGCACTGTACCTAGAGTTCGGTCCGACGTACCGCATGATCCAAGCGCAGCGTGGGCAGGCAAAGACAACCATTACAGCCTGCTACGCAGTCTGGCGCATTATCCATGATCCAACCACGCGGGTACTTATTGTATCTTCGGGCAGCGACATGGCGACAGAGATTAGCAACTGGATCATTCAGATCATCATGGGCATGGATGAACTCGAATGTCTCCGGCCCGACCGTAGCGCAGGCGACCGGGCCTCTGTTAAAGCCTTTGACGTTCACAACGAGTTAAAGGGGCCAGAGAAGTCGCCCAGTATTGCCTGTATCGGGATCACCTCGAACATGCAGGGCAAGCGCGCAGACGTGCTCATTGCGGATGACGTAGAGAGCGCAAAGAACAGTGCCACTGAGGTACAGCGTTCGCGCCTACGGCACCTCACGCGCGACTTTACATCCATCTGTTCAACAGGTGACATCATCTACCTCGGCACACCGCAGAGCGTGGACAGCATTTACAACGGCCTACCCGGTCGTGGCTTTGCTATTCGCATCTGGCCGGGGCGGTATCCGACCGACAAAGAGATCAAGAACTACGGTCCGCACCTTGCACCAACCATTCAGGAAGCCCTTGCCGACGATCCGCGCCTAGCGCACGGCGGTGGGCCAATGGGCGACCGGGGCAAGCCTACCGACCCGCAGTTGCTCAATGAAGAAATCCTTTCCGTCAAAGAGATCGACCAAGGCGCGGCGTACTTCCAGTTGCAGCACATGCTGGACACCCGGCTGTCCGACGCACAGCGGTTCCCTCTTAAAGCAGAGAAGATCATCTTCATGCACGTCGCGGACAAGTCCGCCCCACTTGAGATCAACTTTCAACCCGGCCCCGGCTCAGTGGTTTCAACCCCAATGGGTTTCCCCGTGGCAGATACCTACTACCGGGCAGACAGCTTCGGTGCATCCTTCGGAGCGTTCCAAGGCTGCTACATGTATGTTGACCCCGCAGGCGGTGGACAGAACGGCGATGAAACAGCATACGCCGTAACGAAGTTCAGCGCAGGGCGTATCTTCCTTGTAGCGGCTGGCGGTGTACCCGGTGGCCTAGACGCAGGGCCAATCAAACAGCTTACCGCGATAGCGGAACGCTGGAAGCCCTTTGAGATCGGGATTGAGAAGAACTACGGCAACGGCGCACTTAGCAGTGTGTGGACGCCTACCTTGCTCAAGGCGCACAAGTGCCACATCGAAGACATCTGGGAAACCGGGCAGAAGGAGTTGCGCATCATTGACGTGCTAGAGCCAGTAATCGGTTCAGGCAGGCTGGTGGTGGACATCGGCCTACTCTCCGACGATTGGGAACAATGCCAGAAGTACCCGGTGGAGCATCGCTCAAGCTACTCCCTATTCCATCAGATCAGCCGCATTACCCGTGAACGCGGGGCGCTGTTCCATGATGACAGGCTCGACGCAGTTGCAGGCGCTTGCCGCAAGTGGGTGGATCACCTCAGACAAGACGAGTTCAAGGCTCAGGCCAAGGCAGCAACAGCCGCTTACGCCAACCTTATGAAGAACCCCCTCGGTAACGGGAGGGCCATGCAAGGGTGGAACACAATGTCCCGCACCTCAGCACAACCCAACGCACTCTCGCGCATGATGCGCAGATAGGATAGACCGATGGCCGATCAGCCAACCACTGTCACCGATAAAGCTGCTGTAGCAGAAGTATCTGGTAAGTTCACCAACCCGCTCGACATCAAGTTCCCCTTTGACGACACAGGCTTCACCTCCATGCTGCGCAAAGAAGGCGCACGCGCTGTGGGCCGGATCGGCGGCGATGCCGTGCGCCTGCAAGTCTTCCTGAATACCCTCCGGGTTCTCGGTGAGCACGCAAAGGTCAAGATCGCTGCACAGGTGGCCCAGAAGGCCAAAGACCTTGAGCGTATGGAGGCTGAGAACGCCAAGGAAGCCGAACGCCACCAAGCGGCCCAGCGGGTTGAGATCGCCCGCCTACAGGCCACAGTGGCGGCTGCTGAGGCACGCCTGCTCGTCATCGACGTTCCGGCTAAGTGACCCCGGAGTTCTTTTCGGTTGCACGCCGTTCGCTTTTTAGCGGGCGGCTGTCGCAGCTACAGGTCGATGGTCTAACCCAGATCGTCACCTATGGAGTTCAGAACAAGTACAGCCTGCCCGACTTGGCATATGTGCTTGCTACAGTACACCACGAAACCGGGCGGCGTATGCAGCCGCTACGCGAAGGCTTCACCTCCACCAATCAAGGCGCTATCCGGGCTGTCACTGCTTTGTACAACAAGGGCGGTATCAGCACGAACTACGCCCTGCCCAACAACCGGGGCAAGAGTTACTACGGGCGTGGGCTGGTGCAGATCACATGGGAAGACAACTACCGCAAGTTTGAAAAGCTGCTGGGTATCCCACTGGTCGATCAACCCGACCTATCGCTAGAGTGGCCGCACGCGTTGGCTATCCTGTTCATCGGGATGCGCGATGGTATGTTCCGCAAAGGCTCCCTGCATGACGTTCCTGACGTTATGGCATCAGCGGAGTTTGAGGCATCCTACCGGGGCATGATTAACGGCGACGTTCGCAAGTACGGCGGCACTATTGCTGACTACGCCGCGCTGTACTTCGTTGCGCTGCAATCTGTTTATGCAATGCAGGCTGTAGCACCCGCTGCACCTGTAGCCGACGCGCCTACCGCCGCCTGTACCCGTGAGGGCTGGATCGACTTCATCCTATCACTTATCACACACTTCAAAAGGGACTAACATGTTCGCACCATACGCACGCATTGCTATCCGCTACGGCGTAGGCATCTTTGCTGGTGTTGCTATTGGCAACGCAGCCGCCGCCGATCCTGATATTGTTATCGCAGTATCCGCTGTCATTGGTGTCATCACGGAGTACGCCTACGTTTACGCCAAGCGCAAGGGCTGGGCAACATGATGGCTTTAATCCCGGCGGAGGTCTGGGCGTTCCTAGCGTGGGCGCTGGGTGCTCTTGCCGTGGGTGGGGGCCTCTGGGTCATGGGACGCCGTGAAGGCACTCAGAACGCCCGGATTGACGCCTCTGAGCAGGTTTCCCAGGATTTAATCACAGCAAAGGAGGTGGACGATGAAATCCAGAGCAAAGATGATGCTGCTGTGCGGGATGCTCTTGCTAAGTGGATGCGTAAATAGCAACTGCTGGGATAAGCCCATTAGGCCGACCACAGGCGACATCCTATCCATTGACCTATCGCGGCAGATACTTACGCACAACGTCAAGGGCCAGCGCATCTGCGGATGGACACCCTAGCTTAATAAAGAATACCCCAGCGGAGCCTGAGAGCACGCTGGGGTATTCCTACGAACTGCCTTGTGGGGCGGTTGCGTGACCACTGCTATCTACAACATGACTAATCACAGGTCAAGCACTATATTACCCACCCGCCCCCTCCGTACCTTCATCTAGGTTATGTATCAACAGTAACTAAGGTTTAACAATTTCCGACACATTTTTACGAGCGGGTGTCTATACCTCTCCGCGACCACGTTTCCCCCATACCCCCCCCTCGCGCGCAGTATAGACCACGCGTGGACAATATCCGGGCGCATCATGCGTCTTATCCTTTGACAATAGCTAGGCCGCCGCGCTTTGCATCCTGTTAGACCAACGTGGCCTTGAACCCATTGGCATAATACCCAATGAAACAAGGCTATTCACGCTTACATCCTGATAAGTTAGCCCGATATGGTTAGCCAATGCCCAAACGCGGCGCATACAGCGTCAACTAGCCCGATGGGCGGTAGGACTAGGTTAAATCACGACTAGGGGCCGTGGTGGCGCTATTTGGGCGCATTTAGGGCGTTTTGGGGATATGTCAGGGCAATGCGTGCCCGTTGGTGTATCTATTGCCTTTGATTTGACCATATCCAGCCCTATCCCGGCTTTGATCTGGCCTATCCAATACCCTGCCCTTGCTTATCCCGTCGTCCTAAGACCATAGGCGGATATATTCAAATCTTTGTATCTGTTACATCCACCGTGACGAGTGGCAAGCCAAGCCCGGCTTATCCCGATGCTATCCGATACCATGCCCTATCCCTGCCCCGGTGCTATCCGGGCGCTATGCTATCCCCGCCATGCAAATCAGGCTTTGATACATCCCTAATCCGGTCTTTTTACTATGCTATGCCTAGCTTATACCTAGCTTTTACCTAGCTATAGCCTATCATTTATCCGGTTTATATCTATGCAAATCAATGCGTTAGGAGATAGTTTAGTATATCTGCAAATAATCGCTTGCAAGCTAGGAAAAGAACGGGCTATAACTAGATCACGGAAAGACAGAACGGCAGGCGAAAGCGGCAACCGGGAAAGACTTTCCAAGCTATACGGTAGAACGTGGGAACTATAGCCTAACGGCGCAAATACCCTCTGGATTAGTTGCTTACACCGTCCATAATAGGTTGCAACGTGAACGACCGGACGATAAACCGGGAAAGCTAGGGCAGGCGCAAGCGGCAACCTACTAGCAGGTATAGAATAATAGCGTAGCGGCTATAACGTGTGCTCTTTGTTGGCGTGGTGGTTGCGTGACAACTTCCCCACATTGCTAAATAGCTAGTGTAGCGGCTAGGGTGAAAGCCCGTAGCTACAACCGGGTAATATAGACTAGGTTTAAGCCCTAGCCCGCATAACAGTTGCGATTAGTACACTAGGGGAAGCCTGATGTGGAAAGCGGGCGAACCCAATGGGGGAGCCGGGGTGTTTACATCATGCCCAGCAACGGTAGACTAACTGACAGGGCCACCTAGTGGAGGTTGAAGGGATTGCTAACGCTTCCCAGATACTATGCGGGGTAACGACAGTCAGGAAAGTACCGGATATGACTGTAGCAACTAAGTTGCATTATACATGGGCCTGATAGGTCTATCTATAATTCAAGTAGGAGGATGACATGGAGTTTAGCATCAAGGCAAAGCGCAAGCTAGCGCCACCTAAGCGCAAGGTTTATGTGAGTGCCAAGTGCAAGCGTAGCGTTAAGGTGGCGGGTAGTGTGTCGATTGAAGCCCGGTTCGGCGCTACCCGGTATGCAGACAAACTATGTGAAGTAGGAATGAGATAGGCATTATACCTTGGTGGCAGAGTGTCTGCCCCTTGTGGTGCAATGTCGCACTGACTGAATGGAGCCTGAGAACACCATGACACAGATCAATTACAACGCCTTGTTGACCGATACCGCTATCATGGCGGCAATCACAGCGAACCACGCAGAGCACAACTCTGCCCAACTGAACACCCACCTTATCTTGGTCGCCATTGCGATCAAGTGGAAAGCTTGCGGCGATGTGCGGCCTGTTGTTGTCCAGATCAATGCCTTGTTGGAGGATATGCCCAAGGGTGTGCGCTCCAATGCAATCCGGGAATGGGCTGAAATGTGCTTGTTGTTGGCGGTGGCCGAGGAAGGCGACAATAAGGGCAAATTCTATGCCCCAAAGGGTGTGAAGGCTGATGCCTTGGATATGGAGGCAATCAAGAACAAGCGTTGGTTTGAGATGAAGCCGGAAGCCCCTTACAAGCCAATGAACTTTGCCGCTGACCTCACTAAGTTGTTGAAGCGCGGTGGGGACCGTCTGACTGCTGACAAGGGGGATGAGATCAACCCAGAATTGTTGTTGGCGATCAACCGGGCTGTGGATGCCTTTAATGTGGAAGCTGCTGCTAAGGCTTCCATTGGCCGCACCATGCCAGTTACCGCTGAGTAACATATAACTGACTGATCGGGCCGCTAACTGGTGGCCCGGTCTATCCTGATACAACACGGCACCGCCCTACCCATATTGGCTGAGTGCCTACCTTAGCGGATTACCGTGTTGTTTCAAGATAGACCGCTGCGTGAGCCTGAGAACAACCGCAGCCTTAACCTAAGGTGACTTATGAAATACTCTCTTTCGCTTGACTGTGCGATAACAGTTGTCGTGTGGGCTGTTATGGGCTTTTCGTTCTTTGGCCTGATGTGGGCCTGCATCATCGGGATGGTTTTCTCCATCAAGATTGCAAGTATCTGGGCGTGGTACAAGACGCCTGTTGCTGATCCGCGTGCTGTGTATGGGGAGCAATTCTGATGGCTTGGGACTTCTCAAATATCGACGCCGACGAGGTACTGTCGGTTGTAGAGGCCGACGAAAACCTTGGGTACTGCCTATCCTGCGGCGGGGATGCGCATGGCTGTGAACCGGACATGCGCAAGGGCCACTGTGAACACTGTGGCGACCTTGAGGTGTACGGCGCACAAGAACTCCTGCTGATGGGGGCTTGCGGCTGATGCGTACCATAGACATGACGCCCACGTGGACTGAGACTGCAAACATGCTTGTTGCTATCATGCAGAACGGTGACGCAGCGGGCAAAGTCTGGGCTTACAGTGAAGTTCGCAGGATGGGCGAGATCATTGACCGCCTAAACAAGTAACTCCCAAGGAGGACAACTGATGTTCATTATCACAATGGCAGGTGCTACCTGTGCCGCTGCGCTACTAACACTAGGCCGGGTTGTCGGCTTCAAGCGTATCATCAAGCACGCCACGCTTGTTGATGTAGTGTTCAGCATTGGGGTTGTGGCTGTAATGGGCGCTACCATGACCGGGGCGCTAACGGCTGTGATCGCGGGGCTATTCATGGCGATCACCCTGAGCATGGCTAAGTCTGTTGCCGCAGTGCTGGGGTTCCTCCCCGGCCTTGCTAAGAAGGCGCAGACTATGGCAGCAGAGCACTCTGCAAAAACATCCGCAGAGTGGGGCGATGTAACGCCCCGCAATGCCCCGCCTGTTCCTGATGTGCCTACTAGCCCGCCTAATGTGGGCACAGGGCGGCCTGTTCTAATCATGCTGTAAGGAGGCTATAATGTACTCTGTTATCTTGTTGGCTCTGGGCTTGTATCCCGCGAAAACTACTAGCGTGCCGTAGGAGTGTTGGCCTAGTTATCCTCCCGTGGTGTCCCTGCGTAATGGGCACCCAAACCGCCCTAACGGGCCATTGTCGTAGCGCCGTGTGACAGCCTGCTGGTCCTCATGCGGAAGCGTCACCTTAGCATGTGAAGAAACTGCTTAACACCGTGCGTGAGCCTGAGAACAACCGCACCCCATAAGGAATAATCATATGACGTACCGCGACATTCTTGGTGTGCAGGGGGATGCAACCTCTGTGGAGCACAACAGCAAGCGCATCACAAAGCAGACATGGGTATCTGCTACACGGCGCTGGAAAGATGGCGATGATACTGTGGCTCTGCGAGTTAAAGTGCGATTTGACGATAGCTGCAATAATGGTCATCCGACTTTTGCTATCACGGGGGATGGCTTTACCAATGGACGGCATGATTGGGGCGGCTGTTGCCATGATGAAATCGCAGAACACTTCCCTGAACTCACCCCACTTATCAAGTGGCACCTAACGTCATCGGACGGGCCGATGCACTACCCCGGCAACCCGGTGTATCGAGCAGGCAACCGTGACTACAACGGATCACTAAAGGGTGTACCTAACGCTTGGGCCTATGCCCTTACGTTCGGGGATAATCCGATCCTGCACAAGCTGAAATACAAGTTCATTGCTTGGCTGCAACAGATGGATAACTATGACTTTGAGGTTATCCAACACGACCATGTGAACACCAGCGGCACGGCCTATAAGTTTGGCCCTAAGTTCACGCTCGGCGCGTTCGGAGACAAGTGGCATGAGTGTCCATTCGATAGCGACCTAGACGCCAAGGCGTTCCTGTACGCACTACAGCATTGCCAGCCTACGTTCACGCAGTACGCTACTCGCTACGGTGAAGGCAAGGATCGGGAACTCGACCATGCGCGGTCTGCTGCTGTGTGGCCGGAAGCTACTGATGAAGAACTCAGTGTTTCCAAGGCTGACCTCACTGCTGCGCTAAAGGCGCGACACCCCGCGCTTGTTGCGGCGTTCCTAGCTGACATGAAGGCTATCGGCTTTGTGTGTGCGGTGCCTGAATGAGCGCCCTCGGTTTCCTAGAGTACCTCGGCGGGCAACTGCGGGATTGATACTGTGTGTCGTGATAGCTGTTGCTACCACTGCGCTATACGCTGCTATGCAAAACAAACCCTAATTGGAGCCTGAGAACACCATGAATGATATGACCCCCATGAACACACAGTATATGTCGCTGTACGTTGAGCACGCTGACCTCACTGCTGGCGTAGCGTTCCTGATGCGGACGCTTGAGAAGCACAAGCACATCCCCATCCTCGCCAACATCCTGTTCCCCGGTGATGGCACCATGCAGGCAACCGATCTGGACCAGACCGCGACTTGGCGGCTGACAGGGCTGGGCGGCGGCTTTGTGCCTGAGCATCAGGCGTTCACAGTGACCGCTGACAGCCTGCAACGTGCCATCAAGGGCGCGAACAAGGGCTGTCTGGTGTCCTTCGCCATTGAAGCTGTAGATGACGAGCCAGCGGGCCGGGTTGTGGTGTCTGCGGACGGTATGGTTTCAAAGCTGCAAGCCCTGCCCGTCTGCGACTTCCCTGTGGACATGCCCTACATGAAGCCATCACCCACGGCGGTTGTCTTTCACATGACCGCAGCGCGTATGGCTGCGTGGCTTGGCTTCATTGCGCCGTGCATCAGCACTGAGGAAACCCGGTACTACCTCAACGGCGTCTTCCTGAACTCCCGCCGGGGCGTTCTGAGTGCAGTTGCCACGGACGGCCACAAGCTAGGGATCATGGACACAGACCACGCTTGGCCTGTTACCGAGGGACGCGGCCCGTGGAATAGCGATGGCATCATCTGGCCCAAGAAGGCGGTGAACACTGTGATCAGCGCACTTGGCAAGAAGGCGACAGGCTATGTGCAACTGACGATTGGCCCGATCTTTGTGAAGGTGGAGCACGAACAATGGTCGGTGGTGTCAAAACACATCGACGGGACGTTCCCCGACTACACCCGCGTCATTCCTTCGCTGGGCAAGGGCTTTGCCGGGGTGAATGTAGATGACGCACAGAAGGCGATCACCCGGCTGGTGGGCGTTCTTGGCAAGCAAGGCGGGGCAATCCATGTGGACACCCGTGAAAACACCGTCGGCGCAAAGAACGGCAACGAGCCTACCACGCTGGCGCTGACCTTCACTGATGTCGCAGAGCAGGTCAAGGACGCCGACGACTGCAACACTGTGCTTGACGGCTTCGGGGTGAACCCGGCCTATCTTAAGGACGCTCTTGCGGCGTTCTCTGATTGTGGTGTCGTTCACTTCACTTGGGACGAGGGATCACCCATCCGTTTTCAAGGTGTGTCCTGGGGATGGAACGCAGATTGCTACATTGAAGGTGTGCGTATTGTTATGCCGATGCGCTACTGATGAACCACATCATCGTGGCCCGGATCAAGACACTCTTGAACCGGGCGCGGTATGCCGGAGATACCCGCCAATGGGCCATCCGACGTACTGCTGTTCGTGCCATCCGCAGCTTATACAGGCTACGACACTGTGACAACACAACCGCTATTCGGAGGCTAACCAGTGCCTAACACCCCTACCCTACCCGCTAGACGCAGATCGACACAAGCTGCACTAGACCGCACTCTGCGAGTTGCTGAGAGGCACGGTAGGGTGGCGGTCGGCGCAAAGCATTACCCTAACGGGGTTGTGGAGTTTACGTTCGCGGGTTCTGACACCGCAGCATCAACTTCCAATAACCCGTGGGATGAATAAGCCATGAAACAGAAAGCGTACCCCGGCGTGAGCCATTATCGTGATCGTCACCAGAAGCTACGGTGGCGGTATCGCAAGGACGGCGTGACCTTTAATCTGGGAACAGTGTATGGGTCCGACGAGTTCAACCGCAGGTACGCGGCTGCTGTTAATGGCGAAAGGCTCGGCAAGCAGGTTATAGGAAAGGTTCACTCAGGCTCCCAACCCGGTAGCCTGTCCGCCGTGATAGAGGGGTGGTATCAGTCTGTGGAGTTCAAAGCCCTCGGACCAGTTACCCAACGGGGCTACAGGTACATCGCTACCCGGCTGAATGACCAGCATGGTGAGAAGCCTGTAGCCCGCCTTGGCCGTGAGCACATCAAGCAATTCATGGCCGACAAGATCAATACGCCATCCAGCGCAAACAACGATCTGCGTGTATGGCGATTTCTCCTAGACTACGCCGTGGACCACAGCATTACACCCACGAACGTAGCGAGGACGATCAAGAAGCTGTCTACAGGAAGCACAGGCTTTCACACATGGACAGAAGACGAGATCAGCGAGTTCTATGGGACGCACCTGATGGGCAGCATGGCGCACCGTGCTATGACACTGATGCTGTACACAGCAGCAGCTAGATGTGACGCAGTGCAGTTCGGCCCCGCTAACATTAAAGAGGGACGACTGCGGTACACCCGGCAGAAGATGAAAACACGACAAGGCGTTGTAATTGATATGCCCGTGCATCCTTACCTGCAAGAGACACTGGAATACGCCGATGGCATGTCAACATTCCTAGAGACTGACGTGGGAAAGCCCCGGTCGGTCAACGGGGTGGGTAACGCCATGCGGGCTTGGTGTGATGAAGCAGGGCTTCCTCTTTGTAGCAGCCACGGACTGCGCAAGGCTTGCGCAAGGCGACTGATTGAGGCTGGGTGTACCCCGCATGAAATGATGTCGATCACTGGGCACAAAACACTCGCAGAGGCCCAGAAGTACGCCGACACCTTCAACAGAAGTAGCGCAGCGGACCGCGCTATGGCTAAGAACTCAGGCTAA